TCAGAAATTCATATGCCCCTGCCCGGCGGCAGTGGGGTGCGGCGGGGCATTATCAATGACTCCAGGTGTCATGATGTAACGCACTACGGTTTCATGAGTGATGAAGGTGGTTCCGCAATTAATGTTCTGGCACTGACAGTAACGCTCTTTTGTCTGATCCGTTACCCGAAAGCTACTCCGTGTATGCGCCGCGTGGCCGCACTTTGGACAATTCATCATTACATTTATCTCCCACCCCGCACATTTCAATCACATAATGATACACATAACTTCCATTTTGTGAACCTCATCAGCTCATTTCTAAATCATCAATCTTCACTTCCAGTTCGATACTGGTTGTAAACCCGCTATCCGGGTTCACCGTGTGCATCAATGTTGTGATGGTCCATTCCGCATCATCAATGGGCTGTTTAAAGCCGCTAACCTTAACGGGCATTTCCGTATAGAGATCCGCGCGGCCTTCTGCCAGCTGGAGAGAGAATGACGCCACACCACGCTGCAGCCGCTCCCAGTTCATTTTTGCTGCCCGTTCTGCATTACTGCGGTTCGCATAGGTACGGTTAAGAACCAGCACGTTCTCATCCGTTCCGACCAGGTAATCCCCCTGCTTTGCTTCCGGCTCTTTGGGTTTTGTCGTCCTCCGGCGGCGCTTCACCTTTGCAGTTTCTTTCTTTTCCGGTTCCCTGGTATGCAGCCAGTGAGCGATAACACCCGTATATGCTCCCCTGTCAGCCAGGCTAAACCGGTGACTGTCTCCGTCCTTACGGGTAATAGTGATGACCGGCAACGGTTTACCACTTGCTGTTTTCCCCTGCCCCTGCCGGATAAACAGCAGATTACCGTCCTTGACTGAGGCAATCGCGCCATACTGCCGCGCCAGCTTCATTAAAAAGCTGGCGTCGCTTTCGTTGGTCTGGTCCAGGTGATCCAGCGCCATCGCAGCAACATCATTTCCTATAGCAACTTTAAGGCTGTGCCGTGCGGCAATATCTTTCACCACATCGCCCACCGTCGTTTTGTGCCAGGACTTCTCACGCCGGACATTCAGCGTTTCCCTGAAATCAGCACTACGGGCACGGATTGTCAGCCTGTCTGGGCTGCCGCTATGCTCTATTTCATCAACGGTAAACTTTCCTTTTGAGTACAGCGGCTCGCCTTTCCATCCCAGCGCCAGAGAAATCACTGCGCCACGACGCGGCATAATTACCAGGCCGTCGGCGTCGTCCAGCTCCAGATCAAGCTGGTCAGCTTCAAATCCGCGGTTGTCGGTCAGTGTCATACCCAGCAGACGTTTATCCAGCGTCTGCGTGGCATCTTTGCCTTCAATCACGATCCGAAAGGCCGGGGTCTTGCTTCCGAGGTTGAGTAAATCAGCCATCTCGCTCACTGCAGCAACCCTCCTACCGTGGATCTGATGTTCCCTACTGCGGCGGCGGCAGAATCCTGCAGACTGCTAAGCTGATCACTCAGACTGCCGAACATTTCAGACAGGGACTCATCCACCCGTTTAAGCCCCAACGAAAACTCTATTTTCCTGGCTTCTCCACTGGCGAAAAATTCCGTTTTCGTCTGGTTAAGGCTCTCAATCACATACATGCCGTAGATAGTCCCACCACCCTCGATCAGCGGCCACGCCTTCCCCTGCTCTGCCATCAGCTCCAGCGCCAGCAACGACAACCGGCCGCCGGTCACTTCCGGCATGAGAACGCCGGAGAGCGTCAGCTGATCGTTATCTGGCCCCAAAAATTGCGTTGTCGGACGGCGATTAACGCGGTTGTTGGTCACATGGCGCCAGTTCCGCTGATACTGCAGTTGCTGATAGGGAACCGTGCGCAGCTGAAACACAAACAAGCCCAGGACCATCATCATGAATCGTATCCCCCTTGATCACTGAAATTGCTGCGGGCCTTAGCCCTCATACGACGCTCGCGCTCATCAATCTGTCGCGCTACCTCCTGCGCAATATCCTGCGCACTCTGCCCCGGCAGCGCCTGGATGATAATTTGAGCCTGGGTTTCAAAGTGGAACACCGGCCGCGTACCTGCTGGTTTCTCAGCTGCAGGGCGATATGAGGCCGCCGGCAGGCTCATCGGATGAAGCGGGGCGGCCTCTGCTGGCATTGCTCCCCCCATCATTCCGGCGACAACGGACGCCAACGCGGCCGTCCTCCTGCGGCTGGTCACATAGGCCGGACCGTTAATCAGCTCCGGGCCATTCTCGCCAGCAATACCCACCTGCCCACGTGGAATATAACCACCGCTGTCATACATCCCCGCGAAAAATCCTGGGGTCTTTTTCTGCGGTGAGGCGCCCTGCGAATTATCGCCGCCGGTCATCCAGTCCGGCAGGTAGCTTTTGACCGATGCCAGCTTGCTCTTAAGCGTTTCCCATTTCTCATTGATACCGCTCAGGATGCCGTCAATGATCGCCCCGCCCACCGCTTTAAATTTTGCGGGCATCGCGGCAACATCACTCAGAATTTCATCCCATTTGCTGCTTATGGTCTGCTTGATCACAGCCCAGGCTACTGACACCCCTGACGTGATGGCATCCCACAGTGCTTTAAACTTCGGCCCCAGCGTTTCCCAGTTCTGCCAGATATAGATGGCTCCCATCGCAATCAGGCCAACTATCGCCAGAATGGGATTAGCCATCATCAACCGACCTAACCAGAGGACCGCCTGGCCCGCACCACCAATCACCTGCTTTATCAGACCAAAAGCGGAGGCAAACTTAATTCCCAGAACCCCAGCACTCACCCGCAGCACCGCCATCGGTCCCAGAATGGACGCCAGAGCCAGCGACAACACGCCTGCAGCAGTAGCGACAACCGCAAACACCGCCACAATCTTAAACAGCGCTGCCGTTAGTTGCGGATGCCGCTTAACAAAACCATCCAGTGCTGACGCCAGATTACCCAGCCAGTCAGCAATATCTTTAAGTACCGGTGCGACGGTTTCGCCGATGCTTGCCATGGCGTTGGTAAAGGAGCCGCCAGCGGCTTCCCATTTGTTGCCCAGGGTATTAAGAGACGCTTCGACGCGCTCGCGCAGGGTTGCCTGATTCTCCAGCTTCGCTACTGTTTCACGATAACCAGACATCCCTTTGGTAATCATGTTATTCAATACCTTTAGCGTTTCGGCATCGTCACCAAATACCGCTTTAAGCGTCGCAAGCCTTTGCTCTGTATTTAATTTGTTTAACTTATCAAGCTGGGAAAATAGTTTATCCAGTCCACCAAATTCCCCTTTTCCATCAGTAAAGTCTAATTTGACCCCTGATCCTTTAATTGAGGCATTGGCTTTATTAACTTTTTTGGTATCCATGACAGCCTGGAATATTTTACGGTAGGCATTCCCTGCTGACTCGCCAGCCATCCCCATCTGATCCGCCATCACCAGCAATGGTGCAAATACCTTCGTTGCCCCCAATCCCTTCTGACGGATAATATCCATTGCACTACCAATGTTCGAAAAACCCTGCAGCATATTGCCGGGGTCAACGCCCGCGTAATAACCCCGCTGGATCACATCCATCAGGCTCATCATGTCCTTTTCGGTGGTCTGCGTGGCATCCTGCAGTTTTGCGGCAAACTCTGCGGCATCCGTTGGTGCCATCTGCAGTTGTACGCCGAGGTACGCCGCCGACTCACCCAGCCCGCCCAGGATGACCTGCGCAGACATGCCCTGACGGCGTAACATGGTCATCATGTTCTGAAAGTCTGCCGTGGTGCCGGGCAGCCGGTCACCCAGGGCGATTGCCAGCTTGTTTAGCTTCGCAAACTCCGGCGCTACCTTTCCGCCCGGCCCCATCATGGAGCCTGCCAGCTGGTTAGCCGCGTTCTCTGATTCCGAGTAAGCGCGAATGGGCGCCGTTAGCGTCGCGCCCGTTGTCACCCCGGCCGCCATCATCCCGGCCCCGTTCCCCGCCAGGCTGTTACGCACGTCGCGCATCTTGTCAGCTTTGGCCCTGATCGCATTCAGCTTGCGCTGGCGCTCGCCCACGTCCCGCAAGCGCCGCTCCTGCTCTGCCAGCTGCTGGTTATAGCGATCCGTTTCGCGGGTAATTCTGGCCGTTTCACGGGCGCCACCGCCCGCAGAGATGCCAAGGCGGTACAGCTCCGCCCTGGCTGCAGCCATCTGCCGCGTTTCCTGCCCCTGCTTTTGTTCCAGGCGTGATACGGCGCGCCATTGCGCCTCAAGCGCCTGCGTCTGTTTTTTCGTGGGGGATTCTAGCGCTGCCAGCTCGCGCGTCATCATCTGCGCACGCAGCCGCGCCTGGTCCAGCTCGTTGCTGGTCCGGTTCAGGCTCTGTGAGAGTTGATCAAAAGATTTTAACTGGCTCCCCGCGTCGTTAAGCCGTTTAAGCTGATCACGGGTCTGCCGGATGCCGGAGGCCAGCTCCTTCGAGCCAGCCAGCGCATTTTTTAAAGGGCGGGTGAGTTTATCAACCGCATTCAGAACCACCTGCAGGCGCAGGTTTTTATCACTCATCGCTGGCCCCGCTACGCATTATCGCTCTGTGCCGCCACTCCAGCACTTCCGTCAGCGGCATAACGTCAGTGACGGACGGCGGCCAGTGAAAGATCGTGGCGATATCCGCCACCAGGTCATCTACCGTCAGGCTGTCGGCAAATCGGCAAGTGCCGACTTCGGCAACAAAAAAAGGACCACCTCGACAGACATCGCGGCCAGGTCTGCCGGGTCGAGGTCCGCCATTTCCTGCGGGGTCAGCGTTGGTGTGGAGATGCGGGGGATCACGGTCATCATAGAGGCCACGTCCATCTCCATCACCGCCTGCAGTCGCGTACCGCGCAGCGCGCCGGATTGCGGCTTACGCAGCACAATTTCCGTAATCGTGGTATCACCGCGCTTAATCGGGCTATCCAGTTTCACCGTTGCTTCTGTTTTCTCGCTCATGCTCTTTTCCTGTTATGGGTTGGCTGGCGCGACCTCGCGCGCCAGGAAAAAATTACAGACCGATGGCGTTACGGTGTTCTTCCATCAGGTCAACACCATCAACAACTTCAATCATGTTGATCGCATCGACCTCATAGAGCACTTCACCGTTAATGGTCAGCTTCGCGTAACAGTTAACGCTGCTGACTTTGGTGGAATTGCTTTCGCCGGTTTTCCACTCGCCGGAATCCACCTCTTTGTGGCGCCCACGGACGACCAGCTCAACGGCCTGCACTTCGCCGGTGTCGTCGCGCTGAATAGACCCGGTAAAGCGCAGCTGCACGCCGTCCACCGTGGCTTTGCCCATCTGTTTAAACAGAAGCGCCTCCGTACCGCCGATGGTCATTTCCGTATCCAGCGCGCCATCATCCAGACCCAGATCAATACCGACTGAACCGGGCATGCCGCCGCCGCGGTAGTTTTCCAGCTTGCGGGTGAATTTCGGCAGGGTGACGGATTCAGCAATGCCCATCCAGTTGTTACCGGCGTTAAAAATATTCAGGTGTTTTAACTTGCGTGGTAAGGCCATGGGTCCCCCTTATGCGCTTACGCGGGTGGTGAAATCCACCAGGTAACGGTCAGTGATGCGCTGGCGCAGCATCAGGTTTTCCAGTGGAGGCACTGGCGTGTAGTCGTAGTCGATCCAGAGTTTCCCGGCTTTCAGCGTGTCTTTGTCATTCACACTGTCATCAATCCAGCAATCACCACCGATAAGGTAGCCCTGATTTACCAGGCTGCGCATTTTGGCGCGGATACCTTCGATAATGTCGCGAGCCAGCGAAGGGTTAAGCGGCATGTCCACCGCCCACATATGCGCCTCCGCCATGGTGTCTGCCAGCACCTGCGCGGTACGGGTGTAGTTTTCAAACTGGAATAACGGGTCATCGCTGAGGCAGCGAGAACCCCAGAAGCGGAAACCATCCTTGCGGATCAAGGTGGTGACGTCGTTCTGGTTCAGCAGTCCGGCATCGGTTGCCGGGTCCTGCAGATCCCAGAACACATCCGCAGACAAGCCTGTTACGCCGTTGACGCCCACGTTAGACAGGGTTTTGTGCCAGCCGGTCTGCTCGTCGATTTTTGCACGCAGACCCAGCGCGCGGGCAGTGGCGTAAGCAGTCGCATCTGCCTGCAGCACCGTGTCAAAGTTGATGAAATCAGGCCAGATCAGCATCCCTTCTCGCTGACTGAAATTTTCGCGGTAGGCAATCGCTTCTTCCACAGTTTTACAACCGTAGGCAGACAGGTACGCAAAGCCGCGCAGGCTCTGCGCCACACTTAACAGTTCAGTGGAAACAGCCTGCGTGTCATGACCCGGCACACCAAGAATGCGAGGCTTCACACCCAGCTGCGACTGCGCCGAAAGCAGCGCTTTGATGCCCGTTTTCTTACCGTCAGCGGTTACGCCGCCGATAATATTGGAGGTGGTTTCCGCTTCGGTTTCGCCCTGGGCAACACGCACCACTACGGTAACGGGTTTTGCCTGGTCTGCGATGGCGTCCAGTGAGCGGGCCAGCGTGCCGGACTCGCCCGCTTTGCCGCTGGCGGTCAGTACATCGGTAAGCAGAACCGGCTTATTGAGCGGGAACACGGAGGCATCGGCATCATCGCCGGTGCATACCATGCCTACAATCGCCGTGCTCACCGTCGTGATAGAGCGGGTGCCGTCGTTAACCTCAACAACACGCACGCCGTGGTGATAGTCTTGCGCCATGAATGAATCTCCTGTTTAGGGGTTCACCCATGGTAGGGAAATCATTCACCGCAAGCCGTTGATGGCCGTTGTACCGTCAATGGCACAACCGCAGACAGAAAAAAGCCCCTTATCGGGGCAGACTGATACCGGGGTTTATCAGGCAACGCGGCTCCAGCACATCAGCAGCGTGTGGGCCTCCACCACGCTGAACGATTTGCCCTCGCCAAGGCTGGCTGTTTTGCCGCTGGTCGAGTGCTTGTGCGGCGGGATCGTGACGCCATGCTGATGGTCTTCTGCATAGTCGGTATAGTTCCACCCCGTATATTTCTGGTTATCCGTTCCGTGGGTGGCGTCCTGCCATGTATCCCCCGGCGCCCCGTCCCCAGCCCTGTGCCGGTGCCTTCCGTTGCCCGATGTCGTCAGCTCCTGCTGCCCCTGTTCGCTGGTTTCGCCGCTCACATCAATCTGAACGGCTGGCAGGTTAGCCTGCTGGAGTGTGACGTTATCGCTGCCGCCGATCTGCCCGACGTCCGAACCATCAGCCTTGCCGACGCGGATCGTTTTGTTTTCTCCGGTGTACACCCATTGCGACCACGGCCAGCGCTCATTGGGATTGAGGTTCTGGTTAAAAAAGCGGGTGGTGCCCACCGGGTTATCATCTTCCCAGAAATCACGCTTTGCCGCTGTTATCGCATCAGCAATCACCTGCTGAATGTCGGTATTCAGTGAACCAGCCACTTCATCGGCATAATCTTTTGCCTCGTTTTTTGCCTGGTTAACTTCCTCAATCGTCGCCAGAATAACGGACGGGTCATTTTTCAGCGTCACATAGGCCGTGCTACTGACGGCAATCCACAGATTGACCGCGTGAAGCCGCCCCGCCCCTTCAGCAAGCAGCGGTTTGTAAGATGGCGGAACGGTGGCGACAGCCAGGCATTCCCCCTCCTCGTCATACAATGCCGCTTCCCGAATCCAGAACCCGCCAGACTGCGGCAAAATAATCATTTCGGTACGAATGACATTATTTTCACCGTCAGCAATCACTACCCGGTTTAGCGTTCCGCGATAGACCTCATTGACCAGGCTTTTCTGGCTGGCCGACAGTACAGGTGTGACCCCGCCGCCGTCGCCAACAGCCATAAACGAAAACCCCACCGGCTCACCGGTAATCGCCGATGCAGCAAATTTCTGCTCACCTGCGGGGGTCAGAAGTGTGTAATAAGGTTGCACGTTACTCTCCCCCCCCTCAGTTGTTACCTTCGGCCCACCACTGCAACCACGCATCAGCCATAATGTTGCAGGCAAATGTGTAATCGGAGAAGTTGGTAGACACTACAGAGTAATAATCCAAATCCCAGAGTTTAATCTGACCGTTGGTGTTGGCTCCCGCGTATTCGTCGAATGCATCCATCATGCGCTCTGCCGCTTCCAGGCAGGAATTATCCCCGGCATGAAGGAGCGGATACAGCATAAAGGCCACCGTTGACGGCACCCCGCGTCGGGATTCTGCGGCGCAGTAGTCAATCTCCCGAAGCCCGCCATAGCCGGATATAGCATTCAGGGCAAATGTGGTCATATCCAGCACGGTCCGGCGTCCGGCAATACGGCACCCGACCAGATAGTTATTCCAGGCATACATCTGATAGTGCAGATACATACGCTTTGGCACGTTCTCAACGACGTTATCGGTGATGATGTTTTTCACCCCGGCGAAATACGTCGGGCTGGAGAACTGACCATCAACCATATCCATAGCCGCCGTATAATTTCCTGCCGGGTCGGTACCAGTTGCCACCGCCATCGCCCAGGCACGGAATGCCGCCGCATAAAAGTTGCTGTTAGCTTTACCCACCCCGCCAAATGCCGCGTAACAGTCCGATGCCATCCGGTCGATGGCGGTCTTCAGTTCAGTCTGTTTTGCCGCATCACCTTCCATCACTGCCAGTTGATACAACCACCACAACTGAGGCAGCACCAGGCGGGAGGCAAACTGGAGGGACTGGTAAGCCTCCGGCGCGCCAAGGTGAATGCTCGCGATACCCGCGCCGCCGTACTGAGCCAGCGCCCAGGACTGAAACTTCGCATAAACGCCTGCAAACGTCCCTGTTCGCAGGTGCAGCAGCTGGACGATATCCCCTGCGACGGTATTGAATGCGCCGTTCGCATTATCCGTCGCACTGGCATCACGTTTATTCCAGGAGGCCAGCCCGCTGATGACGCTCCCCAGACGGGACATCAGCGCTGCCTGACGAACACGGGGGTATACTGACGACTGTGACGCAAACCCGACCACCGGATTCATTTCAACATCAGACAGGGAGACGTTATCCGTGACCGGTTCATTCAGGTTGATGCTGAAACCCACCGTCCAGGTCCAGTTTTTCGGGGCGCCCAGGGTGGTCTTTGCTGCGCCGTAGGTCGCCCCGGCCTGCCACCCGCCATCAAAGCGCACGTAACTGGCATTCGCCGTCAGTCCTGCAACCGGCGGTCGATTCCCCAGCGTAGCGGCCTCAGCTTCATCCCGGATAACGTCGCCTCCGGCCACACGAATGGAAACAGAGCGCGGCATGGCATTATCTGTCCAGATAGCGTTATATTCGTTGCGGATGGTTTTTACCGCCGTCGAATTCATCTGGATGCGGGTCATACAGCCGAAAAGCACATTAGCAGGCATATCGGTAGCCAGCCGGACCGCCGCATCAATCTGGATGTAGCCGTTACGGAATACTTTTGTCCGGTAGGTGAATTTCAGCAAACCTGCCGCTATTTCCTGATTATCTCCGGCCACACCATTGGTAAACGTCGTCTCAATTTCCGTGAACACCGGACCATCACTGATAATCGTGTATTTAGCATCCTGGTACGTTGTGGCAAAAATAGACCATGCCCCGCCAGAGAGCCGGATCAACAACTGCTGGCAAATGGCGGTATAGGTCATGGCATCACGGGTCAGTTTGTAAGGAAGCCATCCCACCACGCTATCAAAACGGACCTGTGTTCCATCATCCGCGGTGACCAGAAAACTTGAGCTTGTTTCCTGGACGGTGTGATTTACCGATGATGCAAATTGCTCTGTCGGGAACGCTTTAATGATGTACTTTTTGACTTCCCCGGCAGCAAGGCTATCCATGATAAGCAGCTCGCCACTGCGCAGGGAATCATCGCCCCAGTAACTCAGGGTACGCCCGCGACGGGGGTTAAAATCCCGCTCTCCCGCCCACTGGCAGGGGTAAACCTTCCCGGTGGTATCTGTCACCACGATGCATTTATCGTTCGGGACTTCGCCTGCCTTGAATTTGCATTTCAGTTTTACCGGGCGCAGGCCGGTGGCGGTTCCGCTGTTATTTTTAACAGTGGACTCATAGCGCTGGTACGTGGATGAGTTATCAGAAGACATTTTCGCTCCGTAAAAATTACCGGTCAGGGTGACAGCGGCATCGGTAGTCAGGGAAACCGCTCCGGCGCTTGCCCGGAACAGGTTGCTGAATGGGCGGGTGACGGCGTTCGCCGTCAGCTGACTGAAGACATAGCCACTGAGTTTCTCCACCGCATACTGAATCACCCCGGCACTGGTCAGCGGATACCCTGCCGTGGTGATATCGGTATTCATCAGGGCAACAATCAGGCTACCTGTCGAGGCTTCATAGGTGATGCCCCGCGTGGAACCGCTGAACAGCGTTGACGGGGTGTACGCCCCGAAATAATCCGTTCTGTCACGGATGATGCGGGTCGGATCCGCAGGCAGTGCCCCCGGCAGGGTTACGGGGATTTTGAATGTCGTCCGCCCGGTATCGGTACTGATGGACAGGGCATATATCCCGACGGGTTGCAGGACAAAATCCACATAGGGCGATGACAATACGCGGCCCGTCACGGACTCGCTTTCAAGCAGGGTAAATACCGACGCAGCCCCGGCGCTATCGGTCAGGCTCATGACGGCACGACGTACATTCGCTGCCAGCGACAGTTTGTCCAGAACGAAAATACTGTCACCGCTGAATGTGGCGCTGTAGGCAACGGCTGAACCATAATTTCCGACAGCCCCCAGGTGATATTTATGGTCCTGAAGTGCAGCGTTAATTTCCCGGAATTTGTCTACGGCGTAGCGGTCAGTCTGCACCCGTAAATCGGTTGATGCTGCCCGCGCCAGCATCGCGCCGGTATCCAGTGCCAGTTTTTTAGTGACCTGGACGGTTGCAGTACAGTTCTGGTCAGTGATGACAGAAACCTCACCCGCTTCAGAAAAAAAGAGGGTGTATTCCGGCAGTATCTGCGTCTCGGTGGATTTCTGACTGAGGATGAGGTCGCCGTAGGTTTTCCAGAAATAAGCCTGCGCCCCGGACTCGGTATTCTCAAAACCGGCGGCGGTCATTTTATCCTGCGCCACCGCCACGCGCAGCAGTCCTGCGGCGGCATCAAAGGTTAAGGTGTCATCGGTGTAGGTATACGCCGCTGAGGCAATACCAACCGGAATACGCCCCTCCCGGTCATATAACACGCGCCCTTCGGCAGGTGAAAACGGCTTCGGCAGTTTAATCGCCCCCTCAAGCACCCATGTTTTCTTTGTGTTATTACCGGTGACTTTCGTCATCGTGGCTGCACGCATGGACACGTCAAAATATGGCGTGGTGAGCAGCCCGTCCCGAAGTGATTCACCACTCAGGAAGCCTTTATCAAACAGCACCCTTCCTGCGCCGGTGATGCGCAGGCGGCAGGGGCCGGTTGCAAAGTTCGTTGAGAAGGTGGTCAGCGACAGCAGGACGCGACTGGCAAAGGTGGCGCTGCTGTTCAGGCGACTCAGCCCCCCCGCAGACCAGGTATCAAGATACTGCGTAAAATCTGCGGCAATCGTCCGGCGGGCGGGCATATCGGTAGCGCGACTCATCCCCTGCCTGGAAGTGACCGCCTGAAAGTCATCGGCCATCGCGAGCCGGATTTCATTGAGCACCTTCGCACCTGCCACCTCATACAGGTAAGCGGCCGAACCGCTCTCATTGCGGTAAATTACTTCTTTCTCGTCATCAATAAAAATGACACGAAATAACTGCGCGGGGAGCGTGGCGGCGATGCCCTGCGCCGTTCCGTCAGGGTCGGCCTCTGACGGAAAAACACTGATGGCGATAGCGCGACTGTCCGCGATCACCTTCCCGGTGGCAACCGGGACACCACCCTGATTTTTATATTCGGCAACCCATATCATCGGGTCGGTGGAGCGAACGGAGAATAAAGCCCCCTCTGCGATTTTTCCCGCATTAATCGCAGCCTGTGCAGCGCTTTCATCTGTATAAGGGGCATCACCCGACTGGATCATTACGCTGAAGGATTCCAGGGATTTTTTCAGGTATGCCGTTCTGTCTGCCAGTTGACCTGCCTGAATGTTGGCGACGCCGTCTTTTCCACCGGATACTGTGTCACCCCGGCGGATTTGATAAATCTCAGAGGGCCATACTGCTTTTTCGTCGATTTTTGTCATAACACTATCCGGTGTAGTAATAATTGCTGTCATGACGGCTCTGGCCGTCATAGTGAATACTGTCATCAGGTCTGTAACCAGCCGGGTAAACCGTGATAATTTCCCCGTCAGAAACGGCGGCGCCGATACTGGCTAAACCTCTTGAATGCTGTAGTAATGTAAGTTGCGATATATGTCGGCTTACTGGCTTGGCATCACCAATAATCCGCTCAAGCTCGTAAATCATCGGCTCCGTGATACCGATTTCATTCAGATCGATTTCAAGCCGAAACGTCCCGGCGGGGTCGGCTACTTTCCACCACTCCTCAAGGGTCATTGAGTAACCCAGCCCCTCGATCACCCGCTTAACTGCCGCCACCGTTCCTTTGCGCTGATGGATCCAGAAAGCATCGCTGACCGCCTGCCGCTTAGCGGTTTCCGTCCAGGTCTCCTCCCATCGGTCAACGGAGAAAGCCCAGGCCAGATACGGCAGAAACTTTGCCGGGCATTTCCACGGGTTCCACAGGTCACGCAGCGGCACGTTTAAATCACTGATACCTGAACAGGCTTGCGCCAGCCTGCGCTCCAGCGCAGACGACCCCGGCGGTAACAGGCTGTTACTCATCAGAGCCACCAATTTCTGCTTTAAAATCGGTGCAATATGACGCCTGCGTTTTATCTAACACCATGTCCGCCAGGGGCTTCATCAGCTCAACGCGCTGGACGCCCTGAACATGCAGAGCGGCATAGATCGCAGACAGCCGCACGTCACGCCCCAGGCGACGCTGCTCGTTGATATATGCCGTACCCTGCGCTTTCGCGGCCGCCAGGATGGGTTCCTTTGCCGGGCCGGGATAGACATAAAGAACCGCATCAATTTCATAGGGGACAATCTCAGCAGATCGGACACTCACCCGATCCGCCACCGGCCGCACAGCCTCATCGTTCAGGGCCTCACCGACGACCTGCAGTAAGTCTTCCGGCGCAGTACCATCGCCGTCGCGGGCCAGAATAGTCACCACGACTTCCGCCGGTGACGGGCTGAACGCCGACGCGTCCGCCACCCGACCATCCGAGCTAAGCGCGTGATATTCATAAGCACCGACTGGACCGGCAACGCTCATCCCCTCAAAGGCTGCCGGGATGCGCTGGCGATAATCCGCGTCAGATTCCATTACCGCCTCCGTTGGCGGCGTTGTGGTGTCGTCCGCAGCCGTAATCACCCGGCGCTGTACGTTGTTATTCGCGCCTAAATTGTCCAGGTCATCCCCGCCGGAATAGGCCACCATCACAGCTTTCGCCGCCTCGTTAATCCGCTGGCGCAGCAGCAACTCCCGGTACACATTTTCCTGCAGCATTTTCACCACCGGCTCAGACTCAAGCGTTAAGGTGCGGGCCACGGCCTCCTGCTCTTCTGCCGGAAATAACGCGACAAATTCAGCCTTGCGCTCAGTCAGCAGGGTTTCAAAATCCGGCACATCCACAATTTGCGGCGGCGGCAGCTGGGAAAGGTCAATAACGGCCATTGTCTGCTCCTGTCGATACGGAAAGGGACACGGGCACGCCGTCATTACGCTGGCCTGCCAGCTCAATAACCATTGCACCATCCATGCTGCTGCTGTTAACCGTGATGGTGTCGAGCTGCAGCCGCGGCTCCCAGCGCCGCAGCGCCACATACACCGCAGCCATGATCTGCAGGCGCAGCGCCGGGTTTTGCGGCTGGTCAATGAGCGCTGAAAGCATGGAACCATACTCCCGGCGCGCAAGCCGGCTCCCTTGCGGGGTCAGCAAAATGTCACGCACCGACTGGCGCAGGTGGTCAGTTTCCGTAATGGCTCTGCCGGTATCGCGGCTCATCCCGATATAGAGCGTCAAAATGGACCTCCTGTCGTTCCGCCACTGTCGCCAGGGTGTTTATGCTTATCAGCAACGACGCCGTTTGACGTCATCGCGCCGCCGCCGTGGGTTACATCGCCGTTCAGGATCACATTGCTGTTAATACGGGTGGTGTCAGCCTCGATCACAAACTCACCGGTTTTGCAGGAGACAACCTGCGAAGACTCAATCAGCACGGTTTTCACGCCGCGAATAATCCAGCGCCCGGTGGCGGGGTCGTATTCGAACCAGCCGCCATCCTCGTATGCGGTCACGTCCGCACTTTCAGAGTCTGACGGTGGCGGGCAGGCGTTGGAGTAGATGGCCGGAAGCGCAAAGGCTGTTTCCAGATTGCCGCCCAGGCTGAACAGCACCACCTGCTCCCCTGGAGACGGGCACCACCAGGTGCGGGATTTACCTGCACGGTAGGTCAGCCAGTTAATCCAGTTGGTTTCGAGGTCGCCCGTTTTTACCCGGCACAGCCAGCCGTCCCGGTCCACTTCGGTCACAATGCCGGTGCGGATCAGATTGGTGATAAGGCGCATGATTTCGGTTAATTGCGTATTCATGAAGGCAAGATTGCCACGCGCGGAGGGAGTGCGGCAGCGTGGCGGGTTGTGTCATCCCTGACACAAAATCACTGTGACAACCAACGCAGTAAGACGTCTCGCGTAATGTCTTCTGATTCATCATTGATGCCGAGCAACCGGCGCTCTGCATATTTGACTTCCGGCCCTTTACGGCTGACCCGATCACGCAAGCCATAGTGATGCACGCGGGCTATGCGCTGCACACGGCTCTCAAACTCGACGCTTGCCGAGTCCTGGCTGGCGACGGCTTTCAGGTATTTTGTTGTGCGGAGTTTTGCAAACATCTGCCGACGGATGCGGCCCTGTTTCGTTCTGGCCGTCACGCGACGCGGCTCGTAAGCCGTCCCGTCGGGGTTGCGCTGCATCCTGATATTTTTCTGCTGGCTGCGGCGCAGCTGCTGCGCCAGCTCCCGCATCATGAGCTTACGTGCGGCAGGCTCCAGACCCGCCAGGAGCGCATCTAACCAGGCGTCAACTTCCTGCAGCTCAGCCACGGCTCACCGCCCACATTTCGTCCGGTTCGTCCGGTTCCGGCACCGCTTCGACGCTGGACACGTCACCGTCAGCGCTGACTATCACACGCTCTGTCAGTTGCAGATTCAGGCTGATATCACAGATATCATTACGCAAAATGTCGACTTCAAAGGAAAGCAACTTTTCCCGCAGTTCCGGGTTATGAATAGCATCCGGCTGATTTTCCCTTAACCAGGCCACCACCGGCGCCATCAATAACCCCTGATCGCCGCTGAAATCCACAATCACCACATTCAGGGTGTAACGATACTCCCATGAAAGTGACGCTGCTCCGGTTGCCACCACCGATCCGTTATCAACGAACAAATGCAGCTTATCCGGGTTATCGCGGACATATGGCACCGCGCTATTCAGGGCGCGGCGTAAGGATTGAGGCTTGTTCACTGTTTCGCTCCTGACAGGAAATTATCGTGTCCACTTTATCGGCGCAGACCGCCCAGGCCGCCTCCGCTTCATCCAGCGCGGTCAGCAGATCGCCGTTAGTGCGTGCCGCCGACTTTTCCAGGCGGCACTGCGTCACCCGGGGACAACCATTCACGGTAAGCAGCACCTCCGGCGAGGGCTGGACGTTCGCGCATCCTGATAATGTCAGCAGGCAGAAGAGTGTCAGCCCAGCGGCGTAAGTCCTCATTTTCACGTTTTAACTCCTCAATTCTGCGCTGACGGCTTCGCAGCAGCGCGTTTGTACTTTCTGCCGCCGCGTAAAGCCTTGCCTGTTCCCGGTTATTGGTTTCGGACAGGATGGACAGGGCGATCAGCTGGCTGTTCGTTTTTGCCAGTTTTTCGCCTGTCGTTTTCAGATCCCGCCCTTGCCGCTCGATGGTCTGGCTGGCCTCCTTCATCCGCCATGACTGCCAGCCAAGCGCCAGCACTACCAGCGCCAGAATTACCGCCAGCGCCTTCGTCATACCGTCACCGGCTCCGCATCAATAATCTGCGCACGCAGAACCTTAAGCGCGACCAGCGTCAGCAGATAAAATACCAGGGTGACAACGTGGCCCGTAAAGGTGAGAAAAATCACAAGCAGTGAACACCTGGCCCATCTGATCACCTGGTTTCCTGGCGTACTGAAAAAGCGCGTCAGCGCCTGCTTTGCCTCTCCCCGATGAGTGCCGCCCGCATACCACCCAGCCATGCAAAGCAGCACCGCTCCCCAGCTCAGCAGGCAGGCTACCCAGGTCAAGGCTGTAACCAGTGCCGGAACAATACTGTTTGGAACAAAGAGACTAAAAATCATCAGCGCCGTGTACAGCACCGAAAATAACCCACCGATCAGTTTCTTTTTCATTTCGTTACGCTCCTTTTAAGCACCAGGACAGCTCCCGCGCGCGTCGGTTGTCCAGCCCCGGATTAAATACGCCTTTGACGTATACCCAGCGCGGCAACTGATAGCAGGCATCGCGCCAGCGCTTCTGATTGATAAACTTCACCATGGTTGAACCGCAGGCATTGCCGGTTCCCACGTTGAAGGCCAGCGATATCAGCGCGTCATAGACGTTCTGCGGCACGCTCACCAGGACACAGCGATCCAGCGCCTTCTCCACCCTTAAAACGTTGGTGATGAAACTCCCGGCGGCCTGCCGTTCCGTGATGGTCTTCCCCGGCACCACGCCGGACGTATTGCCAATGCCATCGGTCCACACCCCCGCATCACACTGATACGGCTGCAGGCGGCAGCCCTCGTAATCGGCTATCAGCTTCAACCCTTCCACTGAGGTATGAAGTTGCTGAAAGCCCGGCAGGGTGGCGGCAATCGCCAGCACCGCCCCTACCAGGCAGCGTTTAACGGTTGAAGGATTCATATTCCCCCTGTGTAATTTTTCGGCCGCGCAGCAGCTGGTAGGTTTTGTGTTTGTAGTACCAGTTGATGGCCAGCATCAGCGCGCCAATCAACACACCGCCCACTGTCGACACATCCTTAAGCGATAAATCTCCCATCCATGCCAGCAGTACAGCGATGCAGTACGTGATGAAGGCGCTGATCCGTTCAAGCGTCATATTTCAGTCCCATAACTGGACGGTCTGCACCGTGGAAGTGGTGGCAATATCCGGCAGATCCACCTGCAGCCCGTGTGGTAAGAACGGGCCGTGCTCAGCCAGCCCCGGATTTGCCTGCAGTACCTGCTCCGTGACGCCCTGCGTGCGTCCGTAATGACGCCAGCAAAGCGCGTCCACCGTGTCACCCTGGTACGCACGCACTTTCATCAGATCAGCTCCACCGTACAGTGAGGCGCATCCTGCACCCGGCTAATTGCCCAGCGAGCATCACGCCACAGATCGCCGCTGGCCTCCGCCAGCTCATCCCCCCTTTTCACACCGGAGGCCGTGGCGTCGTAGTCCTGGTAACGCTCATTCACCTGCGCACGTGCCCAGCAATAAACGGCGTTGTGGTAGTGGTGAATACGTTCGCTTTTACCGTCCAGCAAGTCCGCCGGTACATCGGCCAGCGTCATAAATCCCAGCGCCTGCTGGCGCTTGCGGAAGTCGTACAGCTCCGCATTGACCTCTGACATCGCAGACCGGATGAGTTGTCCGAGACGGGGTGACGTCACCGTGCCATCCGTCCGCATCACGCTGCGAAACTCTGATAAATCAACATCGGGCCAGAACGGCGTATTTTTGATAATTTCCGCCTGTTCCGGCGCCTGCTCAGGCGCAACAAACTTCATGCGGGCTTTCTCCTGAAATAGTGGGCGGTGGACGGGGTTTTGATGTGGCAAAAGCCTTTCGCCACCCCGTGCCGCCCGTGCGCGGGGCACGTTCCGTTAACGGCTGTCATTGCGCAATCTGCGCTCCAGCTGCTGTTTTTCTTTTTTGACGCCACAGCGTGGATCAAGCTGCAGCGCATGATTGATGTGATTCAGGGCGGAGGCCGGGCTGGTTTCGGTCAGTACAGCGCCAATCGCTTTATGCAGGCGTGCCCGTGACTGGTCTGGCATATCCTGGCCGTCTGTCAGCTCCAGTGTCTGCAGTAACAACCCGGCATCGAAAGATTCACCTGCCAGCAGAGCGGCCTGCGCAGCGTCTGCCATTTCCTCTGCCAGCACCGTCTGGACGTTACGGTTTCCAATGGGCATCACCCATCCGTGCCGCAGCGCATGACGCCCGGCATCCAGCGCACCGGCATAATCCCCGGCATCGATACGCCAGAGCATTACAAACATCACCACGTCATCCTGCCGGGCACCATCAGCAGCCAGCACCCCCTCCACCCAGGCGGAATAACGGGGCAGCAGTTCCACTTTGATTTGGGCTTTCTTCACGGTGGACTGGATACCTTTCAGGCGGCGGCGGTCCTCCGCCAGCTGCATCAGCATCAGGTCATACCCCGTCGCGTGGCGAACATTGCCGCCCTGCCGGGCGGCCTGTTCAGCCTGGACGCGCAGGCGGTGCTGCCGTGCGGGACTCAGGCTCATGCGTTATGCCCCCTCGCCTTCCGGTACAGCTGGCGCGCTGAAATCCCCCATCTGGATGTTTTCGACCAGCGCCGCGCAGCGGTAATCCTCAACCACATACGCTTCATTGACGGACTCGAAATTCTCGATCCGGTCACGTTTCGGGTTATCGATAACAGAACGACGGCGGGTATCTTCCTGCCAGTAAATGGACAGGTTATCCAGGCGGGTGATCAGCAGTGCATTCGCAGGGAAATACGGTGCGCGTACAGCCTGCAGGCCACCCATGCGTTTCTGGCTGATGATCAGATCAGCGGCCAGCTTCTCCGTGTTCTCCTGGTCTTTGTTAACCAGCGGGAAATACTTGTCAGACAGCAGCTCACGGCCACAGACCACCACCAGATCATCATCATCCTGATACACCGGGTCGATCAGCTCGTTGACCGCATCCATCACCACGGCGTCCAGGTTGGCATAATCGCCACCCTTACCAACCTTCACGGCGCCTTTGGTGGTCACGCCTTCTTTGGTTTCGCTGCCCATGACATGATCCGGCGCATCTTCGCGGATTTTTTGCAGCCAGCCCTTATTTACGTCCTGCAGCATCGGGTTGGCGTCACGGTCAGAGGTTTTGGCACGCTTCACGCCGTTGAACCCGATCATGATGCGGTCCAGAGCCTGGCGCTTCACGATGGCGTTACGGATACGCACCTGGAAGTCCTGGAATTTTGCCCACAGGTCCAGCTTTGCGTAGGTCAGCACCGTATCAAAGTTGGTCTGTTCGCATTTGTATTCCACGTCCGCCATCACCGTCGGGTCAGTTGGTTCGCGCTCTTTGGTGGTGGTATCCGTGGTTCCGGCAATGGTGCTGCCAACACCCAGCCCCAGCAGCTGGCCTGACTGCTCATCCACCGGGGTGATGTTAATCAGCGTCAGAAATGCAGCGGACTGCTGGATCTGGTCTTCCAGCGTCTGCTGTACCGACGGCTCAACGGTGAATTTGCTGGAAAGTTCTTCCACTTCCACATTGTTCAGGCGTGCCAGCTGCTGCAGGTAGGCGTTAAAGGCAAAACGGGTTTTCTTTTTCATTGGTTCTTATGCTCCATCAGCAATTGGTCAGTGTGCCTGCCGGTGCGTTTCCGCCCGGCGCGCGCTGGCGATAATCTTTGCGGCTGTCTTCCTGGCTCAGCCGCTGCTCCAGTTCAGCAAAAGCGGTCTGCTGTTCCTGCAGGGAGGCTTCCAGCTCAGCAATGCGCGCATCCTGCGCAGACAGGGAGTGATCAGTACGTTCGCTCAGGTTTTGCTGTTCAGTAGCAATCAGCTCCACCGCGCGATGCACGTCAGAAAAACGCGCTTCATCGTTCTGTTCTTTTTTGGTGAACATCGCGGCAACGCGGGAAAACAGGGAGGGTTTTTCGTCCTGGACTTCTTCCCACTCGATCAGCGTTTCTTCTGCGGCGGAAAACAGGTTTTCAGGGTTTTGCTTGCGGCCGGCCAGGGGGTTACTTCTGGCGCTGGCGCTAAACTGCAGCATTTCAGTACCGAGGCTTGCGGGATCATCCGTCGCCGCCAGGCCAACCAGGTAGGCTTTGCCGGTATCGGCAAAACTGGTATTGACTTCCATCGAGGTAAACAGCTTTTGCAGATTACGGGTATACGCCACCAGGTCCTCTGACGGGGTGATCCACGCATACAAGGCCATTTTCCCTTTCAGCGGGCCGTCTGCAATCTCCTCTGCCTCCAGCTTATCCACGGTCCCGAAACGGCGGAATGGGCTATCAGGGGTGTAACCCTTGATGTGCTCCAGATTAATCAACGCGGTATACACCTGCGGGTCATAGCTCGCCGCCATCTGTTCCAGCCAGGCACGCTCAATATTGCGCCCGTCTGTCGTTGCCCCTTCCACACCGATGCGGAAGCGCTTTGCTTTTACAGCCATGTGACCGACTCCATCAAATAACTCTGTGAGGCCTTATGGTTGCTGCGATGGAGGGGGCGAAACAACGCGCGGACCTTGTGCGGTAAACCATACAAAGGCCAGCCGGGGAAAGGCGCCAGGCAAGGCCGTATGTTTGTGCCATGGAAACGATGACCCCCGCAGACCTCGATCCCCGCAGGCAGGCATTACTGCTGTATTTTCAGGGATACCGCGTAGCCCGCATTGCTGAAATGCTGGGCGAAAAAGTTGCAACCGTTCACAGCTGGAAAAAGCGCGACAAGTGGGGCGAATATGGCCCACTCGATCAGATGCAGCTCACCACTGCCGCCCGCTATTGCCAGCTCATCATGAAGGAGCACAAGGAAGGGAAAGACTTTAAAGAAATAGACCTGCTGGCGCGCCAGTCCGAGCGCCACGCCCGCATCGGTAAATTTAACAACGGCGGTAATGAAGCGGACCTTAACCCCAACGTGCAAAACCGCAACCGCGGCCCCCGCAAACAACCTGAAAAAAATCAGTTCAGCGACGAACAGATCGAAAAGCTGGAAGAAATTTTCCGCAACGGAATGTTTGAATATCAGCGCCACTGGTGGGAAGCAGGAATTAAGCACCGCATCCGCAACGTGCTTAAATCGCGCCAGATCGGCGCTACGTATTATTTCGCGCGTGAAGCGCTGATGGACGCACTGATGACAGGGCGAAACCAGATCTTCCTGTCAGCCAGTAAAGCCCAGGCGCATGTTTTTAAGCAGTACATCATCGAGTTTGCCAAAGAAGTCGACGTGGAATTAAAAGGCGATCCCATGGTGCTGCCAAACGGCGCCACGCTGTATTTTCTCGGGACCAACGCCCGCACCGCACAGAGCTACCACGGCAACCTGTATCTTGATGAGTATTTCTGGATCCCGAAATTTCAGGAGCTACGTAAAGTCGCCTCCGGCATGGCGCTGCACAAGAAATGGCGCCAGACCTATTTTTCAACGCCTTCCAGCCTGACGCACAGCGCTTACCCGTTCTGGTCCGGCGCCCTGTTCAATCGCGGGCGGGCAAAAGCTGATCGCGTTGATATCGACCTGACCCACTCAGCCCTTGCTGCCGGTCTGCTTTGCGCTGACGGTCAGTTCAGACAGATCGTGACGGTGGAGGACGCCGTGCGCGGTGGCTGCAACCTGTTCGACCTCGACCAGCTGCGCCTGGAGTACAGCCCCGACGAGTACCAGAACCTGCTGATGTGCGAGTTCATCGACGATCTCGCCTCCGTTTTCCCACTGGCTGACCTACAGGCCTGCATGGTGGACAGCTGGGAAGTCTGGGAGGACTTTCAGGCGCTGGCCCTGCGTCCGTTCGGCTGGCGCGAAGTCTGGATCGGCTATGACCCGGCGAAAGGTACCCAGAACGGTGACAGCGCTGGCTGCGTAGTCATTGCCCCACCGACGGTGCCCGGCGGTAAGTTCCGCATCCTTGAGCGTCACCAGTGGCGCGGAATGGACTTCCGCGCCCAGGCAGAGGCCATCCGTAAACTGACTCAGCAGTATAACGTGACCTACATCGGCATTGACTCCACCGGTGTCGGTCACGGTGTTTATGAAAACGTAAAAGGCTTTTTCCCTGCCGTGCGGGAGTTTGTCTATAACCCCAACGTCAAAAACGCCCTGGTGCTCAAGGCATACGACATTATCAGCCACCGCCGTCTGGAGTTTGACGCCGGGCATACCGACATTGCGCAGTCATTTATGGCTATCCGCCGCGCCACCACCGCCAGCGGCAACCGCCCTACCTACGAAGCCAGCCGCAGCGAAGAAGCCAGCCACGCCGATCTGGCCTGGGCAACGATGCACGCACTGTTTAACGAACCGCTGCAGGGCGAAACCGCCAATACCAGCAACATTGTGGAGATTTTTTAATGACTGAGAATACCGCACAGGATGTGATGCCACCCGACGTACAACCCAATGATGCAGCAACTACCCAGGCGTTCAGCTTTGGCGATCCCATTCCGGTACTGGACCGCCGCGAACTTCTGGACTACGTAGAATGTGTGCAAATGGACCGCTGGTATGAGCCGCCGGTGAGTTTTGACGGGCTGGCGCGGACCTATCGCGCCGCTGTACATCACAGCTCACCGATTGGCGTTAAGCGTGACATTCTCAGCAGCACCTACATCCCCCACCGCCTGCTCAGCCAGCAGGCTTTTGCCCGTTTCGTCCAGGACTACCTTGTGTTCGGTAACGCCTATCTGGAAAAACGGACGAACAGGCTGGGCGGCGTCCTGTCTCTGGAGCCATCACTGGCGAAGTACACCCGGCGCGGGATTGACCTCGATACTTACTGGTTCGTGCAGTACGGCATGACCACCCAGCCTTATGAGTTCACCAAAGGTAGCATCTTTCACCTGATGGAGCCGGACATTAACCAGGAAATCTACGGGCTTCCCGGCTACCTCTCCGCGATCCCTTCAACACTGCTCAACGAGTCGGCTACGCTGTTTCGCCGTAAGTATTACATCAACGGCAGTCACGCTGGCTTCATCATGTACATGACAGACGCAGCACAGAATCAGGAGGACGTGAACAACATCCGCCAGGCCATGAAAAGCGCCAAAGGGCCGGGCAACTTCCGCAACCTGTTTATGTATTCGCCCAACGGTAAAAAGGACGGCATCCAGATCATCCCACTGTCAGAAGTAGCGGCAAAGGATGAGTTTCTGAATATAAAAAACGTGAGCCGGGATGACATGATGGCTGCGCACCGCGTCCCCCCGCAGATGATGGGCATCATTCCCAACAATACCGGCGGGTTCGGTGACGTTGAAAAGGCCAGCCGCGTCTTTGTCCGCAACGAACTGATGCCACTGCAGAAGCGATTGCAGGAATTGAATAAGTGGCTGGGCGAAGAGGTGATCCGATTCGACCCCTATACGCTGGACCTGCAGGAAGACTGACCCAGCGTAACCCCCTCTATAAGCGCCTCAGCAGCCCCCTGCGAGGCGCTATTTTTTTGCCCCTTCGTTCTACCCCCTTCCCCGTCCGCCCGTCAACGGCCCGGAAAATGCGCCGGATTTTCACCATTTCACCCCGTTGCGCGCGCTCGTATCCCCGCCACGCCTGCCCGCTTTGTGTAGTGGTTTTCATGCACCTGCATGAGATATGAAAAAGCCCGCCAGAACTGGCGGGCCGGAGCTAAAACGATCCTCAAACGATCATGCAGATTCATGCGGCATAGCCATGCACTCTCTTTTCTTCAGGTTAGCCTGAAATCCTCGTCAAAATCCATAAAGTTTTCAGCTACTCGCGATGAGAGGATGATGAACTTAATTCCCTCATCCAAGGGAACCGGGCGATCAAGTTCAAGCATAAAAACACCATCATAGGTTTTACCCAGCCAGAACCCGCCGCCGCAGGATTTTGGCCGCTGAAAAAGCACCCAACCACCCGGAACAAACTTCGGCAGCGGCTCATAGCGATAAATAACCTGATAATTACTGTCTTTAGACCCCATAGCCTAACGCCTCGCCTTGCTCGTTGTTCAACCTTGCAGGCGGTAAAAACCAGTTTTATCGCCTGCAACGTTTTGTTAATGCAACCAGCTGTCGTCTTCCCAGACCTGCTGCATAATTTCCATTACGCGCTGCTTATCCTCATCAAGTTTTAAGCCGGTCAACTCGATACCATTGGCACTGCCTTTGCGAATGCGGATCGCCGTCTTGGGATACAAGGGGGTCAGGTTGCGGTAAAGCTCGGTTTCGAGTGCTTCCAGTGTCGCCTGGCTAATTTTCTGCTCTTTATCAATCATTATTTCGACACGCATGGAGATCATCCCCCTAACTGGAAACATCCATTGACCGGCTGTACTCATGGCTACGGATTTTCGCCATTAATTCATCAGTCAGCTCTGAGACCCACTGGATAGCAAGTCGCTTCTCTTCATCGCTGCACTCACTAGCCGCTACAAGCTTGATAAAAAAATCAATACGCTGGAGCTTTAACGACTCCAAAAGATAGTCCTGCATTTTCCCTCCTATCCTCACTACGGGATACCCGCTGCTATATCCCCACAAAGGGATATTTATATACTGTACGTATATCCACTGGTTATGCATACAGTATAATATGATTTTCTCGATGTAAAATAGTTTTTATCATTCAATCAGATGTGTCCTATGTGGTGAGATAAGGCTATAAAATGCGCTCCTCCATCAGTACCACTGGCGCCATTTATCATCTTCCTGCAGCCTTTGGTTCCGGTAAAAGACACGCAGACCGGCACCGGATGGAATACTGCCACCGCGCAGAAGCAGATCGATCTCCGCCTCCGAACCATCAAAGCCTCTCGATTTAAGTTCATACTCCAGCTGCAGGCGCTGCTGATTATCCACATCCTGCCTGTACCCTTTCCGGCGCTTAGGCTTAACCATCCGAAGCCGTGCGTTTAGCTCCCTCAGCTCCTTTTTGCTCATGCTATGGAGATATTCCTGCAGCTCCCGCTCATCCATACCCGCAATATCCGGTAAATCCTGTCCGCTTACGGCCCCGTTTTCGTTCATTTTCTCCACAGGGGGACAGTTATTGCCACGAGTCCAAGGGGCGCAAGCGCCCTGGTCGGCTGGCGCCTCCTGAACGTCAACGGCCTTACGAACCATTTTCCACTTCATCGCATGCGTACAAATCCGGCCCTCAATAATCGGGGACCAGATGCCATAAATACGGATGCCGTGATCGCCATAGGCTGATGGCTCGTCATTGAGTTCGTAAGCCGTGCGGACCAGGTGATGTTTACGCGGAACCAGTACGCCGCCCTGTTTCATGATGTAGGTGGCAAAACACCCGGCATCGGCTGCCGCCAGCACGGCATCCAGACGCGGGTTATCCAGTACCGGCGCACCGGCTTTTTTATCGCCCTGCTGTCGCGCGGCCTGGCCTGCCAGCAAACGCAGCTCGCGGTATGCCTGACGCCCCGGAATACCGAAAAAGCGGAATTGCTGGACGCGATGCAGCGAAGCCCAGGCATTGACATGTTCGGCATTGTCCCGCAGTGATCTGCCGGTTTCTTTGCTGATTTCGTTAGCTAGGCCACGCCCGTCGATGTTCTTACTGATGTACTTGGCGATGTAGCTGGTAGGCGTACCCTTGCGCGGGTTGATCAGCTCAGACTTAAAACGCGGGCCGGTATTGTTGCCCAGCTCCTCGCGGTCCTCACGGATGGCAAATTTACGCAGCAGCGCGGTGATGGATTTGCGGTCTTTTTTGCGCATGAAGCAAAGCAGGTGCCAGTGCACGGTGCCGTCATGGTGTGGCTCAGCAACGCGGACGCCATACCAGCGCAGCCCGGCTTTGTGCATCGCCTTACGGAAGCCGGCGAACATATTCACCAGATAATCGCTGCTCTGCCGGACCGTGGCACTGGTCCATTTCGGGTTTGGCCTGCCGTTATTGAGCGTTGCGTGAAAGCGTGACGGGCAGGTGATGGTATAGAACACGGCGCATTCACCACGCATTTCTGCGATCAGCTCCAGCCCTTTAACGCAGGCCATCATTTCGTTGCGCCGGTGCGCCGGATTGCTGCTGCTGGCGTTTACCACGTCTTCCATATCCAGCGTATCGCCCTGCTCATTGGTCAGCTCATGCGAGCGGAAGAACTCCAGCGATTTGCGGCGCTGTTCGCGTTTATGGATCACGGCCTCATAGCTGACATACGGGGACGCCTTTTTGTTAACCAGGCAGACGGCGCGCAACTGTTCTTCCCGCCATTCACACCGCATCTGCCACAGCTTGCGATACCACCAGTCAGCGCAGAGCATACGGGCAAGCGAACCCGGGATAAGTTCGTATGGGACCGGGTTACGGCGGTGCTTTTTACGGCGCAACTGCTCGAAAGCAGGCGGGATAACATCAAGGCGCATGGCCTCAGCGGCCACCCTTTCCCATGACCGGCGGATCTCTTCCGGCGTAACGTCTTCATCCGTAAACAGCTCACCGCAGGCAGTATCCAGACACATGCTCATGTGTGCCGCCACCAGGGTAGATAACCGCTTAACCTGATCCTGGTTCATTTCCGGCAGAACCAGCAGGCCCTCCAGCCCGTCGTGGCTCGCCATAAACCGGAATGACGCAGAAACCTGGCTGGCACGCACGCGCTCCAGGCGTTCAAGGCACGGCCTGATGGTTTCACGCAGGTAGCGGGAATAGGCTTTTGCTCTGCCCAGACTATGGAAATATTTAATCCGCTCCAGCAGAGGCTTGCTGATATGGGACGGCATGGCGTTAACGTCAGCCAGAATGACCAGATCGGGATTAAAACGCTGCTGCTCGCGCGCCATTTTGGCATGGCTAATCAGCCGGTCCTGCTCCATTTCACGCTGGACAGGATCGCGGGATTCATTGAAGAAATAGCGTTCCCAGACCTCATCGCTCATCGCCTCACGGCGCAGCTGCTCCTGCTCGTTGTCGCTGGCGTAGAGAGCGATCAGGTTTGAAAGCGCAGACACCGGCGCAACTTCCGCCGGGTCCGTGTATGGGTTAACCGCTTTTTTCGGGGTATTCCAGACAAAAGCAGCGGCGGCATCATCTGCGCCGCCGTAGTTTTTAACGTCGTGATGGCTCACACAAATACTCTCTTTGGAAAGTTTCGTAAGACGCACTCACGACTGGATACGCTGCCAGATCAAACCCGGACCAGATCAGGGGTTGAGAAACAGCGATAATTTCAGTTGCAGACTTACCATCACCACCGGCAACGCCCATACTGCGTTTTGCGTTAATACGGTGGCGGGTAAAATTCTGGTAAATCGCGTTCGTCAGCTCGGTTTCACTGTTCGACACAACAACCTGATGGCCTGCTGATGCCAGTACATCAAGAGCCGTCGCCAGGCGACGCTGTTCAAGCTCATTGAAACCATCAGTGTGATAATCGGTAAATGTTCCGTCATAAGGTGGGTCGCAATAAATCACATCACCTACTTTGACCATCGCTAAAGTTTCCTCATAGCTGGCACAAATGAAGGTGGCGCGTTTTGCTTTCTCTGCAAATGCTCTGATTTCGTCTTCCGGGAAATATGGTTTTTTATAATTCCCGTATGGAACGTTAAATTCACCTTTCCTGTTATAACGGCACAATCCACGATAACAGTGGCGATTAAGATAAAGGAAAAATACAGCTTTCCAGAAATCAGTAGTTTCAGATGAATGATTAAAATCCTGACGAATATTGTAATAAGAGGTTTCGCTATTAGTGCTGGCAAAGAACCCTTTAGCGTTAGTAATAAATTTCTCGCAGTTAAATGCAATCTGCTTATAAAGATTAATCAGGTCTGAATTAATATCCGCGACAAGATAATGAGGATACTCTGCCGCCATCATCACAGCGCAGGAACCCGCGAAAGGTTCAACCAGTCGCAGGCCTGCAGGCAAGTGCTTTTTCAGCTCATGCATGACGGCGGTCTTATTGCCCGCCCATTTCAGGATGGTGCTCATACAGCACCCCCATTGTAGTGTTTGCCTTTCAGCTCTGCGATTTCCTGACAGGTGACGCAGCACTGCACGCCGGGAAGCGCACGGCGGCGAGCGGGCGGGATTGGCGCATCACATTCGATGCATAAAACGCGGGAAACGCCCGACGCTTTACTGCGGGCAGTGTGGATGTGCCGCTGGCGTTCTTCTTCAACGCGCTGCTGTACGAGGTCCATAGAATCAGACATCAGTGGATCTCCTGCGCTTCGTTCTGGATGTTTTCCGCTGTAACGCGCAGCAGCTCCGCCGCCTCAACGTGATTAAGCTGGCGCGATGTGATGTGACACGCCAGGCTATCAAGGCGGGCGGCCATTGCCGCAGCACGTGCACGGCGTTCTTCCATGCGGGCCTCTGTCAGTATCTGGTTAAGACCTGCATCATCCGGGCCGATTTTGTTGGAACAGGTTTCTATATTTCGCATTGTTGTTTCTCCTGAATTTTGGCAAAAGAATGCCCGGCGGGTTTACGCCATTAATTTCTGTTACTGGTTAATTCGGCATGGTTAGCCGCTTTGGAAATAAGCTCACCACTGCACGAAAATGGTTCATTGCTTTTATCAGCTCCCGCTTTTCGTCAGTCGTCAGCTCATTCATATTGACGTTATGACGATCCGCCGGAATCTTAGCCATAAAGAATATGGCGGCTAAGGCACGCTCATTCTGTTTATGGTTAATATCTCGCTGGTCCCGCATATCGCTAATAAAACGCTCCAGTTCAGGTTCTATATTCAAGCCGAACACTTTCGCCCTTAGCTCTGCAATATGATTCAGGCCATCCAGCCGATGCCCCGGACTTAGTGGAACAGTCGCAGAATCGCCTTCAATAGCCATGGTTTCCCCTGTTTAGTAGTACGCAGTTCAGCCAGCAGCGCATCCTGCGAGCGGCACGGATGCCAGCGCTTGCCATCCTTCCCCATGATCCAGCCATGCCCGAAATGAGGTGATGGACTTTGCTTAACGAGCAGCGATGCGAGTGATGGTTGTTTAGTCAACATAGCCACCTCAGATCAAACCGAACGAGGCACCCAGGCCAGTGACTGTATCAATGGTGCTGGCCATCGCCGGGCTTGCCTGCAGGCGCGCCTGCAACGTCACTGCGGTTAATGCCATCAGTCGAGTAACTGAATTGATGCTATCAACAATCTGGCGGCGCCCTGCCGTTGTGTGCGCTTCGCCGGAAACAGCGCCAGCAGCTACGCGGCCGATTTCTGCCGTGGCTTTCAGTACGTAGTCCGGCATTTTCTCCCGAGCGACTTCGTTTAGCGGCACGCACGGCAGGCAGTGGATCTGCGCCAGGAAACCATCAACCAATGCGGAATCCTCTGTCAGATCAGTAAGCAGCCAGATTTCCGGTGCGGTAAGTTGGTGCGGCTGGTCCGGGTTTAGCTTATTGCGCAGTGTCTGGACATTCATTCCCGCGCGTTCTGCCAGTTTCGCCATGTTATGACGCAGCGCGAAAGCCCGGCAGGCCTCTTCAAAGTGTGGATGTTTGGAAATCCTGAAATCAAACATGTTTTTGGCCTCTCTATATCCCAAAATGGAACTATCAGGCTTGCATTGCGATTTCGCAGCCTTGAGCCGCTTCCATCGTCAATGCGAACATGTTTACTTCGATAAGGCTGTTTACCCCTTCCTTTTTACGAATTGGAAGGCGGCCTTCACGGATCATTTGGCGGGCGTAGCTGAGTTTGTAACCGGTACGGCGGCAGAACTCATCCAGGGTAATGAATGGTTCAGACACCACAAGATTGATGCTAGGGCGCATTGAAAAATTACGATTCATGATGCACTATCCCTCAGATTGTGTTTAAAACCTCACTATTCGGAACCATTCCAAGCTATTCCGAACACCACAAAACCGATGATAGGATCACATTTGAAATATGTCAAACACAAATGAAACCCCACATGGGGTGTCAAAATTTAATTTCTCATCTCAGAGCGGAGGCAAAGAGGCAATAACACGCATCCTTCAAGCCTATGGATTCAGCACTCGCCAAGCTCTATGTGACCGTCTTGGGATATCGCAAAGCACTATGGCGAACCGATGGATGCGCGACACTTTCCCGCATGACTGGGTTATCGCGTGTCATCTTGATACTGGCGCCTCACTATTGTGGTTAGCAACTGGTCAAGGCAGCCCCGGAATGAACAACGCTTCTGAAAATGGGTTGCGTTTGCAATATAAAGAAATCACAAACGGGATTATTTCAGACTCAATAGCTGTTCATTACGATTCGCATCTAATCCCTAATAATGCAACAAGCCCCTCTTTAGTGAAGTTTGAAGGCGATGTGTATCTAGTGGATGAATATAAGGGTGAAGTAAACGATGGAGTATGGTTCATAGAGATTGATGGATTTTACAGCGTTAGACGAATTTACAGATTACCAGGCTCGCGGTTGCGGGTTGAGAATGGTCCTGCGTCTTTCGAATGCGAAGTGTCCGGGATTTTAGTTTTAGGAAAGATCATAGGAAAAACAACTTTCACGGAGTGATTATGCTTACATTAATTGAGTTAGCGTTGGTACTTATTTCCGGCCTCACAATGGCTCACTTAACATCCAAAGAGAAGCAAAAAGGACCTTTTGCCAGCTTCATATCTCTATGTATCGGGCCTGCGTTCCTACTCACTCTTATGTTTGTTGCAATGTATCTCTCACCAACGGTACAGCATATCTATACAGTGGTTATCTGCTTACTTGCCGCTGGGAAAATTAAAGACTATCGAGATAATGCGAGCAATCAATAATGGCTGTAAGCAAATTACCCACTGGAAAATGGCAGGCTCAGGTTTTCCCAAACGGTAGGGATGGAAAGCGCATCCGTCGCCAGTTCGCGACCAAAGGGGAGGCTTTAGCATTTGAGCGCCACATAAAAGATCAGGCTCAAGATAAGCCGTGGCTGGGCGAGAAAACTGATAAACGCCGCGTTCGGGATTTGGTTACAGCTTGGTATAACGCACATGGCGTTACGCTTGCTGATGGTGAAAAGCGTAAAGGCGCAATGGAGTTTGCCTGTCTCGCAATGGGTGATCCCCTCGCTACGGAATTCAACGCTAAACTGTTCTCAACTTATAGAGAACAGCGGTTAAGCGGAAAAATAACCCGCTCTGATCGCGTTAAGGCTGTCACCCCTCGCACGGTTAATCTTGAACTAGCTTACTTTCGGGCTATGTTCAACGAGCTGAAAAGACTTGATGACTGGACAGCACCCAACCCTCTTGAAAACGTCAGAGAGTTTAAGATCGCAGAAATTGAGCTGGCCTGGCTTACAGTTGAGGAAGCGGCTCGCTTGCTGGAAGAATGTGAAAAAAGCAAGGCGGAGGATTTAACCATGATTGTTAAAATCTGCCTTGCAACCGGAGCAAGATGGGGTGAGGCGGAAAGTTTAACTGGAAAGCAGATAAGCCCCGGAAAAATCACTTTTATCAAAACGAAAGGCAAGAAGAACCGAGCTGTTCCAATCAGTGAAGAGCTTTATGAATTACTACCCAAAAGCCGAACCTCTAAACCGCTCTTTACCGGATGTTACTCAGCATTCAGGAGTGCAATAAAACGGGCGGGAATTGAGCTTCCTGACGGTCAGCTTTCGCATGTTTTACGGCATACTTTTGCCAGCCATTTCATGATGGGCGGCGGCAATATTTTAGTCTTACAACGCATCCTCGGGCATACAGATATTAAAGTCACGATGCGTTATGCTCACTTCGCCCCTGACCACCTGACAGAAGCGGTTCAACTTAACCCATTAAACCTGATAAGTGGCAGCAAAATGGCAGCACAGCGCAGCACTATGCAATACTTTTCGACAATATACGAAATGCTATGCGTTTGATTTAACTGTATATCTTTGTTTTTATTAGAATATAGTTCGGACTCATAATCGCTTGGTCGTTGGTTCAAACCCAACAGGGGCCACCAAATTTTAGCTTTAAAATCATATAATTAAGCCACTCGAAAGAGTGGCTTTTTTGTTCCTGAATTTTAAAATGGCACCACAAACCGCTGAGCAGCGCGCATGGCTTAGCGTGTTGTCGCTATCCCATTAAGAGGATAAAAAGTCCGTTATAACGCAGGGAAAATTTGCGCTTACGCTAAAACAGATAGCATTCTGCCTTAGCAAAATATTGCTCAGAGCATCTCGGGCAGCCCATAACCGCCGCACTCCTGTTGACTTCTGTCTAACTACGCAACGTAGTCTTGAAATATCTTTCATTCCTGCAATGCTGGAATTCATACTACTCACGATAAATGTAACAACACAGGTCAATTTCCGAAAAATAACCATAGCCTGCGCCAGCTGATCGAAATCAACGCGTTCCTCCCCCCGCTCTTATATATAACCCGCTGACTTACAAAAAGGATGAAATGATGAAAATACGGGATATATCAATCAGTACCTGTCTGGCACTGTTATTAATGAATTGCGTAGCTAAACCACCCATGACGACGGAAAATGAAAGAGGCCGCCGCGTTTGCTTTTAATGTCGATGCTTCGCAGGTGTCAATTTCCGATGCGAGGCAGCAGGATGTGAAAACCAACTTTGTAGTCACCATCGGCAAAACCAGCCATCGCTGCTATGTGACGAAGGCCGCCGAGCCGAAGCTTTACAGGCTGATCCCGCTGGGCGGCGGTAGCACCGTCTCGGATGCCATCTGCGCCGGCGCCAACCCGACGCTAGCGAGCAAAACCTGCGACGCCCTGTCGCAAAAAGCGGGCCGCTGCTGAGCCTTTGCGCAGAAGAAGGCCGCTAACTGCGCATTTAGTCACTTTTTCTGCCGTTTTACCGCGGTCGCTTAGTTCAGCGACCGCACCTGCTGATAAGAATTGAGCCGTTCCCGCAGCGAGGTGAGCCAGACATCCGGCTCCTGACGGCAGATTTCGGTGAGGATCGGCGTCAGCACCAGCTCGGCTTCATGGAAGTCGGTCCACTCCGGCGGCTCCAGTGAAAAAGGATCGTTCATCAGCCAAATCACCATCGGCGTCCAGGCGCGCGGATCCAGTTGCAGATAATCCTGACAGCGCATCATATCTCGGGTCCGCGCCTCATCGGGGACGACATCCTTTCCCACCGCGGCGCTACTCATTGCCAGTACTGTTATTCCTGCCAT